TACCTATTCTTTAATATTCTAAGTACAGTTGTATTGGATTCTGTTTCATCTCCTGCCTGTTGATTACGTTCCAATGCTATAACACTATCAGATAGATGTGCTATGCTGGCTGAACCTCTAAGGTGAGACAGAGATACCTCTCTACCATCCTCATGTCCTTTGTCTCCAGTAGGTCTTCTAAGATGGGATACAAGTAGCAACGCTATACCTGTCTCCTCTACCAATGATCTTAACTTGGTCATTAAAATATCAATAGACTTTCTTTCATCACCATTGTCCTCTTGTCCTGATACCAGAATAGATAGGTGATCTAGAAATACCCACTTACAATCCAGAGCCTTTGCCATAAACCTTACTCTATCAAGTATGTCATCGTTAGATATAGAACCAAAGTGATCAAAGGCATAGAACCTTCCAGTACCTACTGTAGCATCTCGCCACTCTCTTAGTTGCTGAGGTGTAAACTTATCTCGTATCTCCTTAATATACAATCTAGCATTAGCTTCAACAGACATAAGATTAAAAGCTGTATTCTTTATGTTCTCCTCCATTGCAAGAACACCTATGCTATCATTAGTACTCATCATAATATGATGCATAAGCTCTCGAATGATACTGCTCTTACCCATACCAGCACCGCTTGTAAAGGTGACAAGCTCTCCTGTCCTAATGCCATAGGTCTTATCATTTAGATCAGGCCAAGGATAGAGACAAGTTTCGCAAAAGTCTTCTTCAAATAAACTGTCACCAAGATCAGCTAGATTTACAATACCTGCTGGTGTATAGGCTTTAGCATTCCACCATGCCTGTGTAAAAGCTTCTGCCTTACCAACCTTTAGGTAATCATTAGCATCTTTTAGTTCTAGATTAACAACCTTACATTTGTTGGGTTCAAAGAGTTGAGCTACCTTTCTGGCAGACTCTTTACCCGGCTCATCATTATCGAAACACAGTACTACAGTATCAAACTTGTTAAGGTACTCAAAAGATTTCTTACAGTTCTGTAAAGCTGATGCTGCTCCATTCATAATAGAAACAACAGGCCACTTACTACCCAACATTTGATAGGCAGACATAGCATCTATCTCACCTTCGCATACAGTAATATACTTTCCACCTTGATTGAATAAGTTCTGACCAAACAATGCACTACTACCTATGTTTCCTTCTGACCAAAACTTTTTACCTTGTACCTCACGTACCTTATTGGCAACATGATTACCATCTTTATCGTAGTACTGATAGATATGGTGGGTAACTACGTTATCTGTTTTCTTTATCTGAGTACCATACTTCTTGGCAGTATCTCTAGTTATCTTTCTGTCTGGAATATCGGACAGTAAACCAGTAGTCTTTACTATTGGAATTGTTTCAGACATTTTAACTATCCTTTGTTCTTGTGGTTTGCTCTCTCCAAATCTAGTGTTACAGACAAAACAAAATGAGTGGCCTTCTTTATGTTCTACGTTGCCATCACTTGAACCACAGTCAGGACACTCACCTCTTTGACCCCATGTTTCACCCATTAGTCTGCTCCTTCAGGATATTTAATTTTTAACTTCTCTAATATTATACCTTACTTCAGATCCTTTGTCAAACACTTTAAGTAAGTCATCCCTATATTTTTGTTCTTCGATAGCCTCCTTCTTATTTTTAAAACTACTTACAACAACATCACCTACTTGTTTGTTTAAATAAACTTCCCATCTAGACATCAGTATAAGACTCCTTCCATAAGTTATCTACAAAAGCTTCTTTATCCTCCATAAGCTCATCTATTTCTTGTTTAGCTAACTTCTTTGATTCTTTTTGTGTATACCCTTCCTCCCTGTATTGTCTAACAAGATCATTAAATAAATACTTTCTTTCTTTTTGCCATAAGTTTTTAGTCATCTAGCTCTACCCATTTTTTATTAGCTTGTGTTTGTTTTGTTAGAGACAATTCATCTCTAAGTTTTTTTATTGTACTATCTCTTTCTTTTAAATGTTGTTTTAATATATTAACTTGTTTTAATAATATATCTATATCTTTTATAGTCATATAATTATACCTTAGTAATTATCTATTTAAGTACTAATATAAGTACTATTATACACTAATTATTTACCCTTGTCAAGATAAAAAATATGATTACCTATCTTGTCTAATCTCAGAAACCTACTTTTTTTAGACCAATCAGGCTTAACATAGGTAGCATGATAGTGTGTAGAGTTAAGGGTATTCCTCATTACTACACCCATCAGTGACATTTCTGCAACACCAATAGATTTTTTTAGTGATGCCATATCATTAAACATTTCTGGTTTACCATCACACCAGTATGAGAACTGACAGGCATGCTTTACTGGACTTCCTTCCCAATACTTTCCTTGACGTACTACACCACATATAGTATTAGGATACCTCTTGCTATACACTCTGTTGAGTATGGTATTAGCTACAGCTATCATTCCCATCAGTGGCTCTGATCTAGCTTCATGGTATATAGCTTCAACCAAACAAGTGAAGTCATCTTCATCTGCCTTTGCCATAGACATGAAAGCAAACATCATAAGTATAATACTAATTATAAATTTCAATGTACCCTCAACACTTGAAAGTCTTGTTCATCTTCTAGTCCCATACTTTCTAAACATTCAAATGCTTCATAGAATGTTTTAAAATATCCAGCACCTCCAGTTGCATTAGGCAAAAAAGAATATGACTCTATGTCATCAGGCACTGGCATATGAACGATTACAAAAGCCATGTTATCCTCCTAGTATCATTAGTAATAGTATAATTAAATCCATGTTACCCTCCTGTATAAAGTATTACGTCTGTTATTACCAGCAAAACTGGGCCATGTGTTATGAGTAAACATATTAAAAATATCATTCTCCTACTCCTCCCACATTTTCTCTTACTATATCATTGTGGTTTAACTCAGCCCAATAAATCTCAAGGGCTTCTGTATTTCTATGAGCTATGAACTTNTGCATCTCACCTGCTGGTACTATAGATGTTTCTCCAGCATGAAGATGTGTGCTGTCACACAGTCCATAGTCTTTCCATCTCTGTATCTCTAACCAACCAGAGATTACATAGAACATATTAATCTTAGATTGATGTTTATGTTGAGAACAATACCCATCTTTATTAACACTGATCCTATGTATCTCTACTGCTGGTGACTGTAGTATAGGGGATGTACTACCCCATACCTTTCCTTCAATGACACTCATTTATATCTCCTANTATAGAGTAAAGTATTNCTTCATAGTATTCTGATAACCTTCAAGAATACTAGCTGTATATGCTTCATTAATAGGTNGGGGTCTTAGGATTATCAGTCCTTAGTAACGTTACCCCTTTTTGTTCTTGCTCTTTTCTTTTTAGCTGCCATGTTACTTCTCCTTTATATTAATTTCTAATCTAGACACCATGTCTTTCATTATCTTACTAACATAAGGTTCTAGTACAGCCCTATGTAAATCAAATAACTTCTTATGTTGTGCTAGTTCTGATTCAAGAGCTTTAATTTTTAAATCTTTTTCATTAGGTTCTTGTACTTCTACTTCTTCATCAGCCATTTACTATCTCCTTTGGTTGCCACCAATTAGGTGGTGCTGTGTAATTCCATTTAGCAAAGTATGCTTTCTCTCCCATATAATAATTACGATAGGCTTGTATGCTGTCATTCTCTACCTTGTATTCATCAGGCATACATTGAGGTGGTTCTGTATGTACAGAGTCACGACATATATTCTTAGGGAATTGAGACAATGGATCTCTTAATCTTTGTGTTGCATGAACTTTACCATACCTTTTACTATACTCACTAAGTAAATTAAATAGTAATAGCCAAGCCCATTGATAATTAAAAACACAATTTCGTATCCATACATTTGATGGGTGGTTTTTATGTGTAGATTTATATAAATCTTTTACTGCATTCACACCATCTAATTCATGGTGTGCTGTCGAAAGCATTTGTGCTGTTTCTAATATCATTTTTACTACATGTTTATCACAGTGCATAGATGCACAAGTCTTTGGATCTGAATGTAGATAAAATATATTCATGGTATCTCCTAATAATTAATAGCTAATACTTTAATTGTATCTATAAACTCTTGACTTAAATGACACCCAACATTACTACACTTTGCATGGGTGGTATCAACAGATACTACCTTGTCATCTGAGTCTACTATAGCAGGGAAGAACAACTCTTCTCCACA